CTGTCCGAGTTGACCGCCACGGCCAGCACGGCCCGCACCAACCTCGGTCTTGGCACGATGGCTACGCAGACGGCTGCGTCGTACGCTTTGCTGGCTAGTCCGACCTTTAGCGGATCTCCTTCTTTGCCGACTGGCACGGTTGGCGTGACGCAGACTGCCGGCACCAACAACACCACGCTGGCGACGACGGCCTTTGTCACGACAGCTGACAATCTGAAAGCCAACCTTTCCAGTCCGACCTTTAGTGGCACTCCGAGTCTGCCTACTGGAACCGTTGGCGTGACTCAAGTTGCCAGCGACAGCAGCACCAAGCTCGCCACTACGGCGTTTGTTAAGAACCAGAACTACGTCACCTCTACCACGCTGCTAGGCTTAAACTATTTGAACGCGGCTGTCGCGGCTGCGTCGTATCAGCCAATTGGTTCTTATCTTACCGATGCTCCTTCCAACGGATCAGAGTACGTTCGCTTGAATGGCGCCTGGTCTGTCGCTACGGGTGGCGGTGGTGGCGTCCAGTTCCCGGCCTACAACAACGGTGTCACTTACACGGTTGGCTCGCAGGTCCTGTTCAGCTATCGACTCTTCCAGATGACCACGTCGGTCGGCGCCGCCGGCTACGATCCTATCGGCTATCCTTCGTACTGGACTGAGATCAGCCCTGCGGGTGGAGGTGTTACCTGGGGTTCTCTTTCCGGTACGGTGACCAATCAGACGGACCTCGTCAGTTACATCTCCGGCCTTGGATACCAGACGTCGTTGGACGTATCGACGTACGCGACCGCCAACTTCTACCCGCTGGCTTCCAATCCGTCCAGCTACTTGACCGACGCTCCGAGCAACGGCAACCAGTACGCCCGCCAGAACGGCGCCTGGTCGCAGGTTACCGGCGGTGGTGGCGGATCAGTCGCCTGGGGTGCTATAACCGGTACGGTGACGGCGCAATCTGACCTCGTTAGTTATATCTCTGGTCTTGGTTATCTTTCCGCACCCACGGTTAATAACGTCTCAGCGACGACGCCGTACACGCTGGTGCTGGCCGACGCTAACAACACGGTGATGGTTGAGAACGTCAACTACTCCAACGTCATCATCGTGCCAGAAGACGCAGCCGTGAACTTCCCGATTGGAACGGTCGTCAACATCGCCCTGTTCAACTGCCAATACGTCAACATCTTGAGCGGTAATTACGGCGTGGCTCCTATGGTCAACGCTTCCAACCAGTCAAATGGCTCATTCGGCGTATCCAGCCCCTATCAGCTCCTGCGTCTGATCAAGCTGGCTGCTGACAAGTGGATCATCGCCTAATGGCGAAAAGGGCCACCGTTGAAGACAAGCGTAAGCTGGCCGAGATGGCCGAGCTTGAGCGGCAGATCACGGCCGCCCAGCGGCTTATCCGCGTTCGTAAATCCCGCGAGTCGCTGATCGACTTTACGTCCATCACGATGCCCGACCCAGAGGATCCGGACGACGTAACCAAGAGCCGGTACCAGCCCGTACGACACCATGAAACTATCTGCGCTGCGTTGGAGGAAGTTGAAAAAGGACATTACCAGCGACTCATCATTTCCATGCCTCCCCGTCATGGTAAGTCTGAACTGGCTAGTCGGCGCTTTCCTGCGTGGTTCCTGGGCAAGGACCCTTACCGCCAGGTCCTATTTGCGACGTACAACGCCGACCTGGCTATGGACTTCGGTCGTTCCGTTCGTGAGATCATGCGTACGCCGGCCTTTCAGCAAGTCTTCCCCGGCTGCAAGCTGCGGACCGGCGCGCAGTCGGCGGACCGCATCCAGACCGAGGAAGGCGGCCTAGCCGGCTTTGTGGGCGTGGGCGGAGGGTTGACCGGCAAGGGTGCCGACCTGCTGATCATCGACGACCCGGTCAAGGACCGCGAGGAAGCCGATAGCAAGCGCGAGCGTGACAAGCTGTGGGACTGGTTCACCCAGGTCGCGATGACCCGACTGATGGCCGGCGCGCGCGTGGTCATCATCATGACTCGGTGGCATGAGGACGACATCGTCGGCCGGCTGACCGACCCCAGGAACCCGTGCTACAACGACGAGGTGGCGCAGCAATGGCGTATCCTGTCGTTGCCTGCGATCGCCGGCAACCTAGACCCCATGGACCGAAAGCCTGGCGAAGCCCTATGGCCGGAGCGTTACGGCCTGGACTTCCTCAACGAGATTAAGCGGCTAAACCCCAAAGGCTTTTCGGCTTTGTACCAGGGCAGCCCGGCGCCGGAAGACGGCGACTACTTCAAGCGAGAGTGGCTAAAGGGCTACCTCGCGGCCGATTTGCCGCAGAACCTTCGCATGTACTGCGTTTCCGACCACGCCGTGTCGACAGCCCAAACGGCCGACAAGACCGTGCTGCTGCCCTTCGGCGTGGACGAGAACGACAACGTCTGGATCTTGCCGGACGTGTGGTGGCGCCGGGCTGCCACCGACCAGGTAGTCGACGGCATGATCGACCTAATGGTCCGCCGACAGCCTATCAAGTGGGGAGCCGAACGCGGCCATATCTCCCAGTCTATCGGCCCCTTCCTTCGCAAGGTCCAGCAGGAGCGGCAGGTCTACACCATGGTCGATGAGATCACCCCCGTGAAGGACAAGCAGACCCGCGCGCAGGCCATCCGAGGACGCATGGCGATGGGCAAGGTGTACTTTCCTAAGTTCGCCGGCTGGTGGTCTGATGCCGAGCAGGAAATCCTCAAGTTCCCGTCTGCCCGCCACGACGACTTTGTCGATACCCTGGGCCTGGCCGGACTGCTGCTGGCTACGCTCCACGGCGCGTCCAAGCCGGTCGAAAAGGTGCCAGAAGGTCCCCGTGCCGGCACGCTTGCCTGGGTGAAGTATTCCACCAAGTGGGAAGAGTCTCGCAAGAAACTGTTGCAGATGGGAGGTTTCTGAACTGAAATAGTCTAAATGGAAGACAACTACCTTCAGCCCGAGGTCCCGATGGAGGACCCGAAGTCCTCGATGATCCGTGACGCCGAGAAGCCTTATGCTTCCCGTGCCGCCCTCGTCAAGGCCCTGTCCGACAAGGTCACCCGCGCGAAGAAGCATTGGAAGCGTTCCTTCGACCGCATGAAGGAGGACGTCGATTTTTACATGGGCAAGCAATGGTCGTCGTCGGATACCGATGACCGGTATGTAGCGAACATGGTGCAGTCGCACGTCCGCCAACGTGTGTCCGCCCTGTACGCTAAAAACCCCAAGTTCCTCGCCAAGCGCCGCGAGACGATGGACTTCTCCGTGTGGGAAGGCGACCTGGCCGCATTCCAGAACGCCCAGACCGCGATGGCCCAGGCGGCCATGTCCGGACAGCCGGTAGACCCCGTCATGATCCAGACGCTGCAGGATGCCCAGCAGGGCTTCGAGCGTCGTCGCATGCTTGACCGAGTAGCGAAGACCATGGAGATCGTCGCCCACCACCAGATCCAGGAGCAGCAGCCCATGTTCAAGGGTCAGATGAAACAGCTCGTCCGTCGTGTGTGCGTGACCGGCGTTGGCTACGTCAAGATCGGCTACAACCGTGTGATGGAAAAGCGTCCGGAGGACGTCGAGAAGATCACCGACATTACCGAGCAGATGTCCACGCTTGAGCGGCTCATGGCCGACAAGCAGGATAAGATCTTTGATAATGACCACGCAAAGATGGAGCAGCTCAAGCTGATGCTCCAGGAGCTGCAGATGAAGCAGGACGTGGTCGTCCGCGAGGGTATCGCCTTCGACTTCCCCCTTACCACTACGGTCATCGTCGACCCCAAGTGCCGGCAAATGTCCGGCTTCGTCGGCGCCGACTGGGTCGCCCAGGAGTTCATCCTAGACATCGAGGAGATCAAGGAAATCTACAAGGTCGACCTAGGTAAGGGTTACACGGCCTACGAAGACGCCAACGCGAAGGACGACGAATGCAAGAAGGCGACCGTGTGGGAGATCTACTCCAAGAAGGACGGCATGGTCTACGTCGTCGCCGACGGCTACCACGACTTCCTCAAGGATCCGGCCGCCCCGGACCTTAACCTCGAACGCTTCTGGCCTTTCTTCACGCTCATCTTTAACGAGGTCGAGTCCGAGCGTGACATCTACCCGCTGTCCGACGTCCGTTTGCTGATGCCGGTTCAGAAGGAGTACAACCGCGCGCGGCAGGGCTTGCGCGAGCAACGCTTCGCTAACCGCCCGGTCTATGTCACCTACGAGGGTGCCTTGTCCGAGAAGGACCAGACCAACCTCCAGAGCCACCCGGCCAACGCCGTGGTCAAGCTCCAGAACCTTTCTCCCGGCCAGGCCATCAATCAGATCATCCAGCCGGTGCAACACTCGCCGATCGACCCGTCGCTGTACGACACGTCGATGCTCCTTGACGACATGATGCGCGTGGTCGGCTCACAGGAGGCTAACCTTGGCGGCACCAGTTCGTCGACCGCAACCGAAGTGTCGGTCGCCGAGGGCAGCCGCATGTCCAGCCTGTCGTCCAACGTTGACGACATTGAGGATTTCTTGAGCGATCTGGCCCGAGCCACCGGGCAGGTTCTGCTCGAGCAGATGGACCAGGAGACGGTCCAAAAGATTGCCGGCCCGGGTGCCGTATGGCCGCAGCTGACTGCCAACGAGATCGCCCAGGAGCTTTCTCTCGAGGTCGAAGCTGGCTCTAACGGTCGCCCGAACAAGGCCATGCAGATCCAGAACTTTGAGCGTCTTGCCCCTATCCTGCTGCAAATCCCGGGCATGAACCCGGAGTGGCTCGCCAAGCAGGCCATCAACCGCTTGGACGACGGCCTGGACATCACCGACGCTATCCGCGCGGCCCTGCCGTCCATCGTCGCCCAGAACGCTCAAAAGCAGCTGGCTACCGGCGACCCTTCGACCGACCCAGCCTCCCAGGGTGGTGCCGGCGCGGCCAATGTTGCACCTGCTCCTGGCGCCCCCGGAGCCGACGGCCCCCAGCCGGCCGCATCTCCTGCCGACATCCGCGCCAACGGCGTGACGATGCCGAACAGTTGATTTTTGGAAAAGATCACCCTATAGTATTTTTCAATGGATCAACCCGACACCATCGTCGCACCCGAAGCGACCACCGACAACCTGCAGGCCAACACGCCTGTTGAACATATTTCCCAGCCGGAAACGGCTGCGGCCGACGCTAAACAAGAAGGCCAGCCCTCGTCGGGGGCGGGCGACCCGGACGCTAACAAGAAGCCGACCTCTTTGCTCGACGCCGTAAAACGCGCCGTTCAAACGCCGGCTGACGCGGACTCGTCCACCGTGGAAACCAACGGAGCTTCCGCCAAGGATGCGACCCCTCCCGCGCTAGGTCTGGACGACCCTGCGAAGGACAAGGCTCGCTCCGAAGCAGACCAGAAGCTGCCGTTCCATAACCACCCACGCTGGAAGGAAGTGGTCAACGAGCGAGATGCATACCGCTCGGACGCCGGTGAATACCGGAAGATCACCACCTTCATGTCGTCGAATGGGTTGAGCAATGATGAGGTCGTAGAGGGGTTCCAGATTATGGCCCTTATGAAGACCAATCCTGCGGAAGCCCATAAGAAGATCAGCGAGTACAAGGCGCGACTTGACGAGTTCGTCGGCGAAACGTTGCCTCCCGAGATCCATAAAAAGGTCGAGGAAGGTTACATCGACGCGGACACGGCGAAGCAGCTTGCGGCCCTCCAGGCCGAAAAGCAGCTTCATGTTCAGCGCCAACAGTATGCCATGGATCAGCAGGCCCTCGCGGCCAAGGCTGACATCCACGGCTCGGTGGTTAACTGGGAACAGCAGATGAAGGCCAAGGATCCCGATTGGTCCGCCAAACAGGAACTGGTCATCGACCAGGTCAAACTGATGCTTGCTAGTGAGAGGCCGTCGACCCCGAAGGAGGCACTTGCGCTCGTTGAGCGCGCTCATTCGATTATTAAGGAACGTCTCTCTCGCTTCGCGCCGCAGCGCCGACCTCTGAATACGGTGTCCAGCTCCACGTCGTCCGCCAACGCGGCTGCCGTCCCGAAATCGATGAAAGAAGCGGTTTTGATCGGTCTGTCGCACTCCCGCTAACAACCCCTAAAAAAGAAAATATACAAACATGGCCTTCACGGTCGCTGAACTCGCTAACATCACCGCCTCCGCCCTCGATTACAACATCAAGGGTGGCGCGCTCGCCCAGTCCATCCAGGACAAGCCGCTCCTCAAGGCGCTGTCCAAGAAGAAGAAGACCTTCCCGGGTGGCAAGGGCAACATCACGGTGCCTGTCGTCTTCGACTACACCACGTCTATCGCTGGCTTCACGCACAACGATACCGTCTCCTACGCCAACCCGGCTAACACCAAGCGCGCTTCCTTCCCCTGGAAGGAAATCCACGCTGGCATCAGCCTCACCCTCACCGAGCTGAAGCACGACGGCCTGTCCGTTGTCGACAGCACGTCCGGCGAGTCTACCTCCAAGCATTCCGATCGCGACGTCACCGTCCTCACCGGCCTGCTCGACGAGAAGCTCAAGGACATGAACGAGGGTTGGGCCAAGTCGTTCAACTCCATGCTCTGGCGCGACGGCGTTGCCCAGCCTAAGGAAGTCCCCGGCCTCCTGTCCTTCATCACCGACGCTCCGGCGACCGGCACGGTGGGTGGCATTGACCGCGCGACCAACCCCCTCTGGCGCAACCGCTCGGCCGTTGGTGCGAACAAGATCACCTACGTCTCCGGCTCCCAGAAGATCAGCGAGTACCTCCGCAAGGAGATCCGCCAGCTGACCCGCTTCGGTGGCAAGCCCTCCCTGGTCCT